TTTGAAATAGTTATTTTTGGAAAAATCCTTAAAACTAAACTAAGGAGAATTCAAAAATGGCTTTACCTTCAATGGGACATACCTCACCCGCAACGGAAAATTTAAGTTAAAACAATCAATATATGAAACGATTATTAAAATTGGAGCTACTGAAACACCAATTTTAAATAAAATAGGTACTTCAAAGGTTACAAATCCTTTAACCCATAGTTGGATTACTGATACTTTTGAAGAACCAAAAAAGAATGCAAATTTAGAGTTAAGTAAATTTGTAGGTGAAACAAAAAACACAGCTCAAAAAACTACAAATGCTACTCAAATATTCATTACCGAAGCCATGGTATCAAAAGCTTTGTTAAAAGCAAATCAATATGGTGGCAATGAAATGGAGTATCAAATAGGCAAAAAAACCAAAGAACATAAAATGGATATGGAATATGCTTTATTTGGTCTAGGCAGAGATAGTGATGTAAAAAAATCAGTTTTCAAAGATTATGTTCAAGCACAAGAAGCAACAAGTGGAGAAATGGCTGGACTTTTTCATTATATCGCTAAAGGAAAAGATAGCTTTTCTGATGGAAAGCGTGGAAATGTATTAGCTTTTGATGAAACAGGAGATTGGAGTGGAACTGCAACAGAACTAACAGAAGATAAACTTAATCAAATTTTGCAAACCATTTGGAATAGCGGAGTGACGCCTAAAGATGTCTTTTTAGGAGCTGACTTAAAAGGAGCTATCAATAAATTCGCTACAAGAATTTTAGGCAATGAAACAAAACTAGCAGGACAAGTAGTGAGCCTTGAAACAGATTTTGGAACGGTAAATTTCCATATGCATAGATTATTAAGCCCTAAATATGGTTTGGGTGATGTTTTAATTGCTGGGGATTTTGAGTATATGAAACATGGGCTTTATATTCCTACTATGATTGAAGATGTTCCAACTGATATTACTGCAAAAGCAAAAAGATTTTATACGCAAAGCACTTTAGAAGTAAGAAATGCTGATGCTTTTGCTATAGGCGTGGGATTAACTAGTGGAAATAATGCAAAGGCTAAAGCGGTTTTAAAAGCAGCAAAAGGTGCATAATGCTTTGTGCTACGGCTAAAAAACTCATTATCGCTAAAGTTAAAAATTCTTACAAAATGATAGAAGATGATGAAGTTTTGAAAGCCTATTTTATGGAAGCATTTTATTATATTTTATCAAAATGTGTTCCTAGCGTTCTTTTAAAAAATGTAGAGCAAGGCGAAAAAGTTTTTAGGCAAGTTAGAAATAATCATTTTTTGATTATTCCTGATGAGCCTGATTTTGACAATGAAAAAGAACATTTAATGATAGATGAAGCACTTAGTTTTGCTGTGATTAATTATGTTTGTTATTTGATTACAAGATGCGAAGAAAAAGACTTTCTGGCATTATGTGACAAGATAATTAATGAGTATATAGCTAACGATGGCAAGGAGCTTGATGATGAAAGAACATGGTTGTGAGTGTAATTTTACAAATAAATTTAATCGAGCTTTGAGCTATAAAGACTATGTGCAAAGTATAAATAGTGCTGATTTTATAGCTTATTTAGATGATAAAAAATGGCTTTTAGCCATGGATGATCTGCTTTTCTTTTGTGAAAAGAGAATTAAAGATAGTGATTATTATGAAGGTTAAAAATGGGAACAAGCTTAAATGAATTAAAAACAGGTAGAGAAAAACTTGAGATTATAAATCAAGTTTTGTCAAGAATTTCAAATGTTGCTACTGCTTTAGATAATACTAGAATAGAAGAAATTGTAGGACTAAAAGAACAAGTTAATAATTTTTATAATCAAATTTTAGAGCTTAAAAATTTAGTTGTAGAAAATAGCGAGCTTACTCAAAGCAATACTGATTTTACTAAAAACAAAAGAAATGAAATTGAAAAAATAAGCAATGAAATAAAAAATACTTTAAATAATATAGAAGAAATCTACAACAACATTATAAAATCAGAAAAAGATATAAGCAATGGAGTTAATTTTGTTAAAGACAAATATCCTGAACTTAATGAGTTTAATAAAAATTTTGAAATTATAAAAATAAAACTTGAAGAATATTACAACATAGCTGTTGATTTTAATGCAGGTCTTAAAAAAATAGAGGAAAACAAAAATCTTACCAAATCCTATTTAGATTTATCCATAGAACTTAAGCAACAAATCTTACAAGAATTAGAACACGCACAAAGTATTAAAGAAGATTTGCATTCTAATATAGAGCTTGTAAATAAACTTGTTTCAAATATCGTGGCAACAAAAAATGAAATTATATCCATAACAAATGATTTTAAAAATGTAAAATCAGAAGTTCAAAATATAGTTAATGATGCTGAAGCAACAATAAAGCTTAAAATAAACACTATTCTTTTTGAAAATCAAAGATTAAATCAAAATATGATTGATTTATTAAAGCGTTGCGAAAATTTAGAAGATGAAATAGTAGGAAAATATGAAGATATTTTAAAAATAGAAGATCTTATAAACTCATCAACTGGAATTATAAATGATTTGAGAGAAGCAGTAAAACAAAGCGAACAAATAAGCGAAGATATGAGAAGTTTTACAGCTATCATCAAAGACTTTAAAACAGAAATTTCTAATCTAAAAGCAGATTTAGAAAGCTATGGCGAAAGATTAAAAGGACAACTTGATTTAAAATTAGCACAAGCAAACTCAAGTGTAGATGCTAAGATTTCAAGCATTGAGACTCTAAAAAATCAAATTGAAGCATATGTAGAAGCTAATAAAAATACCGTAGATGTGGCTTTAGCTAACTTTATAGAAAGATCTAAAATAGCTAATGAAGATTTAGGAAGATTGGCTGAAGTAGCAAGAACAGAACTCGCTAATGATAAAACAGCTATTGAAAGCTATTTGCTAGAACTTAAAAAAAGTATCGTTGATGAAATGAAAGAAGTGTCAAATAGCGTTACAGATGAAACAAGTGGAATATTAGCTCAAAAAAACCAAATAGAGCTTATCATGGCACAAGGAAAATCAGATTTAGATACTTTAATCAACAACTTTAACTCAAATTATCAAAACAAACTTAACGAATTTAATTCTAATACTAATGAGAAATTAACTTCTATTAATTCACTCAGTGAAGAAAGTATAACAAATATACAAAATAAAACAGATGAAAATATAAGCAGATTAGATACAGCCAGCGAAGAAAAACTAGCTAAATTTGATGAAATTATAAAAGATAATTTGGGTGGAATTTATTCTCACATTTTTTCAATCGAAAATGTTTTATTTGATAAAAAAATAATTAAATTAAGTTATAAGGAGTAAAGAATGGCGGACTTAGAGCAAGTTGTAAATGATTTAAATTTGGCATCACAAAGCTTACAAGAGTTAAGAGAAAAATATGATGGTGCTTTAGATTTGCTAGATAATAAAAATACAGAAATAACAGGTGCGCTAGATAGTGCAAAATCTGATGCGCTACAAGAAATACAAACTATAAGAGATACAGCTACAAGTCAAATTTCGCAGTTAAAAGACACATCCTTAAATTTGGTCAACGAAGCTAAAAATACAGCTACAACTGAAATATCAAATAAAAAGGAAGAGCATAAACAAGAGTTAGAAACTAAGAAGAATGAATATATTAATGAAATTGATACAAAAGCTAATGAGTATGATATTGCCAATATTAATGCGCAAGTTCAAGCTATGGATACCAAAATAACCGAGCAGATCAATGGTGCAAAAACGGAATTAAATTCGAAAATAGACAATAAGGTAACAAAAACTGGAAATGAAACTATAGCAGGTGTAAAAACATTCTCAGTACCACCTGTATCAGCAACTAATCCTACCGCTAACAATCAAGTAGCAAACAAATCATATGTAGATACAGTCGGAAATAGCAAAGTTGCATTAAGCGGAAATCAAACCATAGCAGGTATAAAAACCTTTAATGTAGCGCCTGTGTGTAGTGCCAATCCCACAGAAGATACACAATTGGCAAGAAAATGGTATGTGGATTATGGCGGCGGAATTAGGAACTTAGGAAATCAAACAGCACCAAAAATAGATTTAAGACAAGCTCAGCATTTTATCTTAACAATGACGGCCAAAGGAGCTATCGGTATAGCAAATTGGGCTAGTGCAGGTAAAAGTGGAACTATCACTGTCAATAATGCTCAAAATATCACTGCTTTTTCGGCACCTTTTAAATTTAGAATAGCTCAAAGTGGATTTAGTGGCACTGAAACTTTTGCTTATTTTTGCATAGCAGCAAATAATGTAAGATTAGTAAGGACTTAAAATGAACTGCCTCCTTCTTTCTAATAATGGCATAGCACTAAATTTACCTCCATCTTTAGGAGGCTCGGTTGCAAATTATAATTATATGTTAAAGCTAGACATGATTTATAAACAAGCAGTGGTATTGCCATCAAATATTAATAATAAAGAAGTGGTTATGTTAGGCGAAGTTTGGACGACTGGAAGTATGTCTAATAAAACTTCTGCAAATACTTTGAATATCACATGGAACAATTTTAACTCTAATGTAGAATTGCATGGTTTAAGTAAATATTACGCTGCCAATGCAAAAATCAAAGTAGAGAAAAAATTCAAATTTGGAAATATAAATAACTTACAAATAATGCTAAGTTCTTATCAAAGTGGTAGCGCAAATGCACCTCGTGGTTGGAACTTAAATAGTGGGAATAGATTAAACCCAAGAGCAAATTTAACATTATACTGGAATTAAGAAAGGATAAATATGTTTTATGATTTAAAAAATAAAAGTTTAAAATATGATGATATTTTTTTAAAAGATGTAAAAATACAGAACGAAGAAGGTGAAATTGATGCACAAGATACTTATTTCTTAAGTGCTTGCGATGATGGGCTTTTAAAAGAACTCGGTTTTGCTAAAGTTGAAGAAGAA